CGTTGCTGAAGTCGCCAACCAGATACGCGAAAACAGCGGCCTAGTGTGGTCAGCGCTTCGCAGTTCGTCAAATGTTCAAAGCCGTATGTGACTCCCTAGAATACGGGCATGGCAGAACCCTACCCATTTGAACTAAGAACCATATCCAGCGCTACCAAGAGCCGCACACAGCCTGCGGCTTTTACCGTGTATGAGCCGCGCCGGGGGTATGGCTATGCTCAAGCTACGGGGACAGACACCCCTGTGTTTTGGGATGTCACATTCAGATTTACGCGGCCCGAAGCGGTCAGGTATCAAATCTGGTTTAAGCAAATCATTGCCAATGGCGTGGATGAGTTCACCATGCCAATCAAAACAGAATTTGGTGAAATCACGCACACATGCCGGTTTTTGCCTGAAAGTTTGAATGAGGCACGGCAGGATGGTCTATCTTGGACATATTCTGCAAAAATCATGGCTAGGGCGCAGATTGTTCCGGATGAATTTATCGATGCGCAAGATTTGATACTTGCCTTGAATTATTGGGACATGTGGGCTGAGTTTCTGGATTTGGCCATCGTTGAGGTTCCAGAAGAATGACCCCGGCAGAATTTTGGGCGACAAAAAGCCCTTTGCCAGAATATCACTCCATCACGTTTGATCATCCGAGTTTTGACGCGCCGATAAGATTGGTTGCAAATCAGTTTGCACAGGTCACGTTAGGTGGTGAAGCGCATGAGCCTGCCCCCATGAGCTTAAAAGCCCCAGACCAAAAAAGCGGTACACAGGCAAAACTGACGATGGCATTCCCTCGGATTGTTGTGGGCAGGCAATTCAAACAACAGTTGAAACTCGTAGCGGGTTCAAGAGACCCGATAACGGTGCTGTATGCCGTTTACCTTGATGACCTTGATACCCCTGCGCTCACGTGGAATTTGTTTGTCTCAGATGCTGGTGGGGTGACATTTTCATCTGATACCGTGCAAGTTGTGGCGACTGATGACAACCCTATGCGAAGGGCGGTTGCTCCAATTTATGACCCTGCGGTATTCACTGGGCTGGAATTGATTTGACAGTTACAGAATTTGTTAATCGCGCCGTGGGTATGCCGTGGATTCGCTGGCGTAGCGACTGGGATGCCTGCGACTGTTTTGGGCTGATTGTGCTGTATCACCGCGAGGTTCTGGGTGTTGAGTTGGGCAGCGTGCCGCAATCAGACATTGCCCAAGGATTTGAAGCCGCTCAAGACTGGAGTGAATGCTCAGATGGTTCTACATGCTTTATGGCGTGGAGAAATGGCTATCCGACTCACTGTGGCATTTTATTGCCGGGGTCAATGGTGCTGCATAGCGAAGGCTCACAAGGCCACCCAGGCAGCGTTAGGGTGTCAAGACTTGCGGCCATTCGCAAAATTTACGGCGACTTGAAGTTTTACCGATATTCACCATGCTGACCATTCTCAAAGACCCTGCTGGAATTACCGGCCTATCGAATCACGAATGGGATTACAGCAAAACCATTTTTGAAAACATCCTCACGCATCACCCGCACGGCGGGGCTGATTGTGAAGTAATTATCAATGGGCAAAAAATAGACCCGCTGACAGATGTCCGACTGCTTGCCCCGCCTTGCGATTCAGACCGTGTAATACTTTCGCTTAGACCAGCGGGCCTTGACCCGGTTAGCTGGATTGTGATTGCTGCTGTGGCTTTTGGCGCTGTGGCAATCACTTACGCGCTGATGCCTAAAATCAATTCGGAGGCAGGCAGGGCGACAAATGACAGTCCCAACAATAGACTGACGGCTCAGACCAACATTGCACGGGCATATCAGGGAATCCCAGACGTTTACGGAACTCGCCGCGTCTGGCCTGACTTGATTCAACCGTCCACTGTTGAGTACATTGACAACATCAAATATGTGACAGAGTGGATGTGTGTCACCCGTGGTAAAGCCACAATCACAGATGTTCAATATGCAGAGACCCCGATAGATGACATCGACGGGTCATCCTACGAAATATTTGAGCCGTCTGGTTCGTTTGGGTATCCAGAATTTCAGGACACAACCCTGACAAATGTTGTTGAAACTTTTGCAAGTGATGAGGTGAACGGGCAAGACTTGCCTTACGCCACTGTTTACCCGGCCATAGAGTCATTTGGCGATTTAAATTCAACAGTGGGAGATAACACATTCACTATTACATTGCCAGACAGTCCGGCGCTGGATATGCTAAAAGGGTTATCGCCGACAGGTCTTGCTCAAGTGTCATTTACTTATACCGATTCGCTTTCCAGCCCAGCAAATTTTAACGAATCATGCATTGTTTTAAGCTATTTGGTGAGCGCAGGTGAATGCATTTTCACTTTCCAGTCTTCTTTTGTTTGGGATTTCACAACAACACAAACAAGTCTTGATATTGATATTGTCCCGAACGGATTTAATACTGTTTTGATAGGGCCATTTACGTTACCAATTCCAGGAAGTTCCATTAGATGGAATACGGTTTTTTTGCGTGGCTTGAAGGGGGCAACTTACAGCGGCGGATTTTTGGTAATTGACAAACGGGTAAAAATCAAGGCTGAATGGTGGCAGATTGACGACGATGGCGTAGAAATTTCTGGAACCCGAGAATCCCGAACCGATATTTATACCGATGACACTTATGACCAGAGGTTTTTTACCGAACAGGCTACGCCATCTGCCGGATATGGCCGATACAGAATCCAGTTCTCAAGAGTAAGCCTTCAATCGGACGACAACGGCGCAGATTTCGCAAAACTTGATGAACTTTATGCCGTGAGAGTTTATGAGGAAAAAGTTTTGCCAGGCGTCACGGTCATTAGAGTAACGACAAAAGCCACGACCGACGCAACTGGATTTAGCGACCGTAAATTTAACCTGAGAATGTCTAGACACGTCAGGACTTTAGGATTTACTTTGTTGAGCGCATCTAGCAATTTTGCGAGAATCATGGCGCATATCTGGGTGTTGTCGGGTAATGAAATTGAAGGGCTTGATGTTGATACTCTTGAAGCCATCAATACAGAATTTGGCGAAACAAACCCATTACTTCAATTCAGCGCAAGCCTTGATGATGCGGATATGTCTCTGGGTGAACGGCTCCAGCTTGTCGCTAACCATGCCCGGTGTGTTGTTTGGCGTGATGGGCAAAAATGGACGGTAACCAGAGACCAAGCAAGACAGTACCCTGAAATCCAGTTCGATTATCGCAATCTTGCACAAAGTGGAGACTCCACTATCAGCTACGCGGCACACTTGCCAGCCAGCAATGACGGCGTTGAAGTTGAGTATGTTGACCCAGTAAGTCAAAGCAAAAAATCATATTTTCGGCTTGACATCAATAGCGGTGTAGCATTACCAGGCCCAAGCGGGAACCCGCTCAAAATCAAGCTGATAGGCTGCACATCATTGGAGCAAGCTGAAAACCGGGCATATCTTGAGGCAAACCGGCTGATTTACCAACGGGTCAGCGTGTCAGATACTGCGCTTTGTGATTACCAATCTATTGGGCTGGGTTCACTTGTCCGCTGGATAGACCCGGCTGATTTTGCTGGTGATGATGGATTGCAAGCCGGAGAAGTCATTGCCATTTCTGGCTCTGTTATTGCGACAAGCGAAAAGCTGGATTTCAAGGGAGAGTCTACAGGACGGATTTTGTTCACTGGTTCAGAGGGCCAGCGGCTGGGCGCTCCTGTGGTTTGCAGTCCGCTTGAGGGTAATTCGATTTTGCTGGCAAGTGTTCCGTCTGGAATTTACGTCAAAAGCTCTACTAGACAATTAGGTAGCCGCTACGCATTTACGGTAGGACTGACAGAATCTGAAACAGAGAATTCAGGCTTGTATACGGTGACGGAAATCAGGCCAAATCAGAATGGGACAGCCTCCGTAGCATTAGCTGCTTATGACGAACGGATTTATTCAGAGGATTGAAAAGTGACTCTTGCCGCAGTTCCAAGCCAGAACCCAGAGGATTTACTTCTCAATGCTCGGGCATATGACGAATTTGTCAATTCAACAGCCGACACTTTTACTGACCGACTTGGTAACGTAAGGAAAACACTGACAAAACTCATCAAAATCCAGTCCGGTGAAGGTTTGGTGATTGACGACGAAGAATCAATTGTTTTACCGCTTGATGAAACGTTCTCAACCTTTTCTCTGACCCCTACATCAGAAGTTGGCGCAACCCGCGAAATTGCAAATGTTGAGGGCACTGAGGGTATGGTTCGCAACATATTGTTTTACAACCCTGCACCAGGTGGATACTCGCTGACGTTTGGCAGTGCATTCCAGACCGCAGGCGGCGCACCAGTGCCAGCAAGTTCGACAACTAGCGGAGTTGTGGACTTGTTCAGTATGTGCTACAGCGATGTTCTGGGTGTCTGGATAGTCTCTCTCGTAAAGGGTGAAGCCTGATGTTTGGTATTGGGCCAGCTTTCTTTTTTAGCCCTATCGATTCTGAAGAAATCGCCAGCGGCGGAAATGTTTTTGTTGATGGCGATTTTAAGGTTCACGTTATTGATGAAACCACAGTGTTTCATGTGTACCAGCCAGGCCAAATGTTTGACCGTTTGATGATTGCTGGTGGCGGTGCTGGCGGCGGGTATTTTGGTGGCGGTGGCGGCGCTGGCGAATATCTTTACCAAACTGAGATTGCAATTGATATTGGCTCTTACACGATTGTGATTGGCGGCGGCGGTGTCGCTGGGCCGGAAGGCGAAGAAGGAACAAATGGCGGGAATACTACCGGTTTCGGGCTTACGCTGCTTGGCGGCGGTCATGGTGCGCCTGGTGGTGATTCTTTCATACATCCTGCGGGTGACGGTGGCGGCGGTGGCGGCGGTGCCAGCACGACTGGGGCAAGCGCACCCGGCGAAGCAATCGGGACAACCGGGTTGGGCAATGATGGCGGTGCCGGTGGCCCGGTGTCAGGCAATTACAACAGTGGCGGCGGTGGTGGCGCTGGCGCCGTTGGTGGTAATTCTGACGACACAATGCGCGGCGATGGCGGCGACGGTTTCGGCGGTGGCCTTCGTGACTGGCTCAAAGCCTTGTGTGGCTACCTTCTGAAACAGCGGGATGAGGTCTTGAAACTTCCCCTTGGTGTCGCCCAAGACAACGCCAAGGGCTTTCAGCTGGTCTTGTTCGTTTCCGGCAGCGGCGATGACCTTGGCGAAGGATTGGAACTGCTCAATCGGCGTCAACTACATGCAAAGCATCGGCGCCGGCGGCGGAACTAGTGGGATTGTCATGCAATCCGAAAAAGCGCAAACCGCTCTGCTTCGTGATCTTGTGGAAGAAATGAGAATCTCAAACGAGACCCTCAGAGAGATCGAACAAAACGAAGGAGGTATGGCACCATGAGCAAAATTAGAAACGGTTCAATTGGATCAGGCGACAAGCTCCAAACCAAGGATGCCGAGATCACGGTTTCTGCCGCTGGCGTTGCCAGCCGGACTGAGTTTTGGGCCTGCAATACCACAGATTTTTTGACGGTCTGCCCGAAGATTGGAACGGTCCATCCGACCTATGACCAGCTTGTTTTGCAGGGACCGATTAAGGCCAGAGAGCCAGGGGCCGGTATCACCTACTTCTCGCTGTTTTATGAAGGCTTTTTGCCTATCGGCGGCGACTCTTCGACGCCAGAAAAACAGAAGCCTGTTTATGAGTGGATTGGAACGGAAAGGACTGAGCCAATCACGAACTTTCCGCAAATCGGCGTTGAAATCACAGAGGTCGAATCGCAAGGACTTACACCGTTTGACGGTTCTGGACGCTGGCAGGGATTTCCTGATGGGTCAGAAGGCACATCAGGTTCTGATTTGTTCGGGATTGACACCTACATCGCTCCAGGCGGTGGCATCTGGCGCAAAACCTACATTTCCAACTCTCAGCCGGACCTTTCCGCCGATGGCTACATCGAGGAACCGGATGGGGATTATCCGGTTGTCGGCTCTCGAAACTATCGCCGCCGACCTACCAGCTTCCGAAGCGTCGGCAGCAAATGGGAAGTAGTTGCCGAGTGGGAACAGTCTGGCGATGCCGGATGGGCTCCTGAGTTTTACACCCCGCCGCCTCCCTGACATGTCACTCCTTGACTCAGCATTCAACGGGAACGACCCGGAAGCCGGAAAAAAGGTGTCGGCTTCATGGCTTCGCAGGCTGTGGAGCATGACCTATTCCAACCGGATCAAGTCCATCGTTGGCGGCACCTTAAAACAGTCGCCGGACGGGGTGGACATCGTCATCGCTCAATCTACCTATCCGGGCCGCGCTTATGCCGCTTACGGGTCCGCTTCCACGTCTGTCACAACCGGCGCGACCTGCTCTTTGACTGCCTTGGTTCAAGACCATGATGCAACCACTGCGACGAACATGGAGCTTTGCACGCTGGCCAGCAATCAGATCACGTTCGCCAAGCCGGGCCAATACCTCGTCACCTATCACGCTTCGTTTGAATTGGACATCGGCGGCGCAACCACTCACGTCCCGGCAGTCACAACCGTGACAAGCTACTTGCGAGCGAGCGGGAACACCTTGGCCGGAACAACTCACTACGCATCCGCCGCGCAAGTTCCGAATTTGTCGGGGTTTCTTAAGGCGGATGGAGCTGACCAGCCGGCAATCCAAGTGGCACTTGGCGGCGCAA